TGGAATATAAGGAGCATCTTCATTGAATTTATATATAATAGTTTGTGTAGAGTTTTGTACTACTTTGTGTTGGTAGTCCATTTTAATCTCCTATAATTCTAAGTGATTCCATTTTTGCCTGCTGATACTTTTCACCTTTATGAACATTACCAAATAGTAATCTGTGTATTCTGTATGCTTCTTTATTCTTTGAGACTGGCAAATGATCTGTTTGTTTTCTGTATTCAAGCCAAAGATTAAGTAAAAATTGATATTCTTCATCTACTATCCGTTCTCCAAGATACTCTTTTTTAAAGTCTATCTCACTCATTTTTAAGTCTCCTTAAAGTGAATTTACCTTGACCAAAAATGAATCTTTGTAGGCTTTGCTTAGTTCAAAACCTAATGCTTCGAGTTTAAGTTCTTGTGCAGCTATTAGGCCTATGCCAGAACCAAGAAAGGGAACCAAAACACGAGAACCTGCAAAGGCAAAGGTGTCATAGAGTTCAAGCATTAGCTCAGGAGGACGTTCGGTAGGATGAGTCTTCTTTTCATGATAGACAGGAGGAAACTCAAACATATTAGATCGGCCTGGCTTGTTAAGTGCTGGTGAGCCTTTGCGAGCATAGATGAATGTTTCATAGGAATTACCTAAGTAAATTGCTGGCTGATTACTTTGGCCAGATGCTTTCTTATTCCATATACCACAGATGTTAGTTACTGTAAATCCAGCCTTGTCAAGTCCGGCTTTAATTTCACTGTACCAGTCCATACCAAACCAGCAGATGATCCAGGAGTGTTGAGCCATGACTCGGTAGGATTCTTTAAATACAGTATGCATTCCTTTCCAATCTGACTCAGGATCTCCATCCATGTAGATTGAGGTAGGCACTTCATTGTAATCACTTACTTGATACATTGACTCACCAGTTTTTTGTTTCTTGTTCATGAGATCTATGCTATAAGGAGGATCGATTTCGACTAGATGCATTGATGAGTCAGGGATTTCCTTTACTCCCTCAAAGAAACTCTTAATAATGAATCGTTTTGAGAAGTCATGGATAGTAACATTAGCTTTGTTATTTTTGAGTTTCTGCACAATAGCGTGTTTTACCACTGCCACATCAACTTTCTTAAGTACCTTTGAAGCATCAGAAGCAGTTTTGCATTTCTCAAATAACTCAGGAAATGCTTCACGAGCCTCAGTTCGTCGTACTGCTTCAGTAACAGTAGCTGGTGACTTGGCTCCGATTAGTTTGGCAGTATCACGAGTACCCCAACCTTCTTGGCCTGGCCCAGGACCTTTAACACCGACTAGCTCCTGCTGTAAGTTATGTATCTCAGTAGTAAGCTGATCAAATTCATAGTACTCCATATCCTTACGGTGGAAGTTTTCACTTTTCTCAATTACTTTTATTTGAAGTTCAGTGAGTTCCTCGGTGTAGATACGTACTGGAACAGCAGTAACATTGTTACGTTTGAGAACAGTCCAGCGACGTTCACCAGCGAGTAAGCGATACCTACCATCTGGCAAAGCCATTACTGCAAAGGGAGAAATGAGTCCACTTTCTTTCATACTTGCTTCAAGACTATCAAGATCGCCTAAGACTTCCCTAGCTCTGTTAATTATTTCAATACTGTCTATGTCTATGTTGTCAAACTTTCCGACTTCTATTGTCATTAGTTATTCTCCTTTAGTGCTTAGTAGTTTAAGAATAGTAGCAGCTTGTTCAGGCGTTAGCTCCTTTGGTTTTTTTACTGTTTTAGCTTTTGATGTCTTTTTAGCTGCTTTTTGTGGAGTCCTTCGCCGAAGTCGTAATTGTCGTAACATTTCAATAGACTCATCAGTTGAAGCATCTGATATTGAAAACATGTCTAGGTCTTCTATGTTAGCCATCTGTTAATTCCTCCGCTTTTTTCATAGACTTTAGCATTTTACTAGGTTTGATTTTAGTACTTAAAATTGCACCTATTGCCATACCACCTCCTGATTCAATTAGATCAAGCAAGTCATCTAAAATAATACCAAAGATGGCCTTGCGTAGACCGTAAGTGTCAAGCAACTTATCCGCTCGTTGTTTTTGTTCTTCAGTAATCTCAAATGAGAATCTTGGACAATAGTCATCACTTGACATCTTATTCTCCTTGTTGCTATTAGTTTGTTTAAAATTTAAACAAAATATTTCAAAGTTGAAACTCCCTAATCTTGATGTTACTATTACTAATTATGTATTTGTATGAGTCGTATAAGGTATATTTTGCAACTACTATTTCCTTTATTCCAGCGTTAATGAGTGTGCTAAAGCAGTCCTTGCAAGGAAGTACAAAATTAATATAGAGAGTAGTACCAATAGTAGAGACTCCATTACGTGCAGCATTTGAAATAACGTTTTCTTCGGAGTGCTGGGCAGGGCAAATTTCAAGATGAGTGCCTGAGGTATAACCAAGTAATTGACGAGGGCAAGTTTCATCTATATCAGTAGGATTAAAGTCTTTGAATAAATCTTGTATCTCAGCATCAACTCTATATCGTTCAATACCACAGTGAGGTATGCCCCTGGCAGGACCATTGTAGCCAGTTGATATTATACTATGGTCTCGGACAAGAATAGCACCAACTTGACGACTGAGACAAGGTGATTTAGAACCTACTGCATTGCAGATGGTTAAAAAGTACTTATCCCATTTACTGTTATCAACATTAATTTTAACTATACCTCCCTGATAATCTAGTGTTGTATTACTGTTATCATCTTGTTTTAATTCAGGCTCCATAACTCTAATTATTTTTCCTGGTGGTATATCTCCAATATCACCAATATCACTAGTATCACATATTATCTTATCCATTTTATCCTCACTTTTATATAAGTAATAACCACCTTGCCATCTGTTTTTTCATACTCCATTACTGGAATGAAAGTGCGCAAACAAGGCAGTTATTACTATTTGTGTATTCTCAGCACAGGCTCCTGGCTCCAATATATACAAGTAATTACCTGCTCCCATACCCCAGTTGCATACGCAACGCTGAGAAATTGGAAGACTATTTCATGGCGACGTACTTGGATATTGAGTTGGAATCCCCATACTCATCATCCTTTTTCACACCAAGAATAGCCCAGCCTTCCATGCCAATCAGGTCGTCAACCCAACTGAATGGAGTGGCATAGTCCAGATCTATGGCTGTTGCGAAAAGTCGAAACTTACGTAGTGTCCGAGCAGCTTGCTTTTCACTAAGCTTATCAAGATCAGCCAGATCCCAGAAAAAGTCTTTGAACTCAATGACAAGTGGTTCAGCAGGAACGTCAAAAACTGGCATGTACCAGGTAGCACCGTTCTTGTCGCTCTCGCCAGTCATCATATCAATAATCCTGAATTTTACTTCAGTACCACGAGGTAAGACCATAGCCTCGGGTGCGTCTGCAATTTCTTTTTCCATGTTACTGTAATCAACTAAAGACATAATCGTTCTCCTTTGCTAAGTGTTAATGTGAGTAAAAGTTCCTACGTTTAGTATTTCATCACCTCCTTTGTTATAATTCGTTTAAATTTTAAACGAACTTGGAATTAGGTTAACGTCATCAGATGAATCAAGTTTGGCGTAAGTAGGATCAAGAAACAGTAAGTCAGTAAGCTTTTCACACTTTTTACAGAAGTAATATTTGTTACTACTTTGGCCAAACACTTCCCACTTAGGATCACATAAAGGACAACTTGTTACAGGTATAGCTATCACTTTGATTCCTCCTCTTTAGGAAACTCAAGCTTAGGTTTATCTTCATAACTAAATCCTGATTTTTTAAGTATGTTTTTAATATCAGGAGGCTCAACAGTATTTAGAAATCCTTTAGCTTTGAGTCTTGAACGAGCAATGTAAGTGCCTAAGGAATCAACAAGAAGTTCACGCTTAGGACCTCCTGAACCTTCCTTACCTTGGATAACATAAAGTTCGTCGAATAACAAGGGAATGGTAACAACTGCTTGGCCAGTGGTATAAAAGCGATACTTGATTTCTTCACGTGCTACGCCAGTGCTTTTATCAACTGAGATTAATTTCCTAATTTCACGCAGATGCCCAGTCAGGATAAAATCACAAGGCAAACGCATTAGTTTTTTGATGTAGTTTTGCATGTGCACTTTTTGCGGCATATAATCTCTACGATGTTGAGGTGGTTCGCCTGCACGATCTTTGGAATTGAGTTGATAGTTCATAATAGCATCACCAAATGTAGTAGCACTGTCAATACAGTAAGTACCGAACTGCTTGAAGTAACCAATCTCAAAACGAATGTCAATAGCGCGCATCCAGTTGGCAAATGTAGCTGGATTGAAAGGATCATCAGCTTCCCATTGAGTATCAGCAACTACATCACCTTTGTCAATCATGTCACGGAGACACTTGGTTCCGCCAGGATCAAAGGAATCAATGTGAATAGGTTTGCGAGCAGTTCGTAAGATGTAAGTCTTACCAGCATTAGTTTCACCAGTTAGCAATAACGAGAAACGCTTTTGCAGAGGATCTCCTTTGTAATATTTAGTTACTTTTGCTAACTCACTCTGTGCGTTGTACGGCATTCTTATCCTCCTCAATGATTGCTTTAATTTCCTTAGAAGTTATTTCATTCTTCTTAGTAACTGGCTTGTTTAAGTATTTGTCCCTAAGCAACTGACCAACAGCATCAGGTATTGACTTGGTAAGTTGTTTCCCATATAGTACTGGACGATCATCAGAGATGTCAATTAGTTGATCTATTATGTCAATTAAGTTTACACCATTGCGAAGGGCGAGTGATACAAGCCTACCAATGACTTCTGCTTTAGCCATTATAGAACCACCGCTTTTGCCAATAGTACAAAATACTTCAAATGGGCGAGATTCTAATTCAGTTATTGTAACATATAACATACCGTAGCCAGTAGGTATTTTGGTAGTAGACGAATAAATTGTTTCAGGTCTAGGTTTCATCTTCCATCCTATTATAAAGTTTATTTGTGTAAAGGATTCCAGCAGCTATTTCACTTTTTCGTCTGAACAGGCCTGGATTTTTAGTAGGATTAACATCTATTGTTAATATAGCACTCTGAATCATATCCCAGACTTCTTCAATATTAAATTTACATAGTTCCTTTATATTAGGTGTTAATTTACCTTTAGGATCCATCTCACTAAATATTTGGTCTGCTTGTAAATCTCCATGAAAGATAGTGATTGATCTTTTGTCCTCAGATACTTCTATTGAGGTATATTTTTCAACTGTTTGATGTGATAGAAACATTCTATTCACCTCCTTCCCACTCTAAATCTTTCTTAACAGTATGTTCCATTTCAGCAGGATTCCAAAACTCTTGGATAAATCCTAAAGGAATCTCATGAATGTATTGGAGAGGATTAATCCAACTTAAACAAAAGTCATGATAAGCACAGCCGTAGTATTTAGTACAACTATTAGTACGCATTGGAAAGGCTGTCATGACTGTATCATTTTCACTACAGTCATCAAGACATTCCATCTCATGCTCTATCTCATCAATCATTTGATTCACTTGCCATAGCCAGTTGTTCATTTGTTCAGGTGTTTTAAACGCAGGAACACGTTCGAACTCTATACGATACTCCTGATTACGTTTTAGATATGAAAAAGCAGTACCGCAGAACTCGATACCTAAAACTTCCTCAATAGGAAACATGCAGTAGAGACAGTGTGTGTAAGTACCATTCTGAATACCTAAATGAAATGCCTCACGCCAGAAGCGACTGAATCGTTTGGTAGTTTTATGATCCCAGGAGAATATCTTTCCTGATTCTCTATTACGCATTATAGAGTCCATACGATAATAAAGCACACGATTAATGTTGATAGGTACTTTGCCAGCTATCTCAACCATTTTAACTCCATCAAGTTCGACCACTTCATTAAGTATCAAATCGTCTTGACGTTCTTTTGCAAATTTTATTATAGCTGAAAGTGCTGCTGTAGGATCTTTAGGAGTGTAAATTGCATCAGTTTCTAGATCAAACTTCTCACGATAACTTTCAATAAAAGCATTGTAAGAACCTTGAATATCTTCATATCCGTGGATGAGTTGCCATTCACGTGCTTTGTGAAATGCAGTTCCAAACTGTAAATCTTGTGCAGGAACGTCAGGTTTCCAACCTAATAAATGTTTCCAGAAGTACATTCTTGGACAATCAAGCCAGTCACTTAACTTTGATGAGTCTTTAATGTCCCATTCAGGGAAGGCAGTTAGTTCCATTATTCTCTCCTTAATAAATGAGCGTCTAGTAACTCCTGAGTCATGCTAAGGATACGTCTGTTTAACTTAATATAACCAGTAGCTAGTCCTTCGGCAGTTCCTTCGTAAAGGGCTGGACTAAAATCTTTGTTAACTTTAAGCGCCTCACTTCTCCATATTCTTAGTGTCTTTTCAGTTATTGGCATTTACTTTCCTCCTGTTTATTTCCTTCGATTGAGGATAGATGCATTTTTATAATACCAGCCAAAGCTGCTATAGCCGCTCCTTGATTCCCAAAATACTCAGCAACAACTCTTCCATTAAAAGGGCGACCATCAAAGTTCTTTGCATCGTCTTTCATGTCTTGTGCTATCATATTCAAAACTTCTATTGTTTTAGAGTTTGGCATTTAGTCCTCCCTTTTATATTTGCCAGTAGATTTGAATATAGTCCCAGGTCCCTTGTCCCAGTCCATTCTATATTCATGGCCAGGACAATAACCAGTAGGAATAAACATCTTATACATATCACTATGATAACTTGTTCCATTATGAGAACCGAAGGTAAAACCACAGTTGCCACATATTTCTAATAGACTTTCTAAAAATTCACTCATCTTTGTATTTCCTTCTTAAATACTATATTGCGTTCTAAGTAACCACTATTTTTATATAGGAGTAGATTAAGCCTACTATGTTTATGTGCAAAGATAGCACAGGCTATGGAGTTCATTACATTTAATGAGCATAGGACTATATGATCGTCCTTGCGAGAGTTACTCATCACTTCTGTAAATTGTCTCCACATGTTATTAGTTGCAAAACGATTCATAGTTCCTTCGCTGAGGAATACTAACTTACCATATTCCTCAGCAGGACTAAAATCATGACTTGAGCGGTTGACTATATAAACTAGATTTCCCATATTCTTACCTTATATCGTTCATAGGATTTAGCTCCTGAGATAGCTTCACTCACAACGCAAATCATACCAGGATCAAGACTAGGATTAACTTTAGACGTAGTTGAAAAACCAT